ACACTTGCTATGCCTGCAGGAACAACGGCAGTACATGACATAGCCACCGATGGCACCCTTTTGTTTGTGGCCCTTGACGCAACCACGACGGGTGTTTATTCCTACAACATAGCCACACCATCTACGGGGAGCCGAACCGCGCATGACACGTTGACAAGGCTTGATTACGTCAACGGAAGAATCATAGGTTCAAACGCTAACGTCCTATATGACGCTTCTGCCAAGATTTATACAAGCGGTTCTTTTGCAAGTGGTGACACCCTTCTCACTCACCGCAACACGGCATTCAGATGGGTGGGTGCTGCAGCCGGACCTGGTTACATTTACGCTGGTGGCTACGCAGGCAAGACAAGCCTGGTCTACAAAACCGTAGTTAAAACAGACGGCACCGGATTGGATGCCGCATCAGTAGCAGCCCAACTTCCCGAAGGCGAAGTCATCACCAGCATCTACGGTTACCTGGGCTACATCTTTATTGGCTCTGACAAGGGTGTGCGAATGGCCACACTGGACAACGACGCCAACCTGGTTCTTGGTGCGCTGATCCAAACCGGCAGCAGCGTCGTTGGTTTCTCGGGGCAAGACAGATTCGTTTGGTTTACTTGGAGTAACTATGACGCAACATCTACGGGGCTTGGCCGTTTAGACCTGTCCACATTGACTGCCCCCAACACCCCAGCCTATGCCAGCGACCTCATGTACTCGTCAACAGCAACAGTCAAATCTGTCAGCAACTTTGTGAACGGGGCTGGAGTTCAAGTTAAAGTATTCACTGTTACTGGGGTTGGCGTTATTTACGAAGACACCGCCAACAAGGTTGCCAGCGGCACGCTCGAAACTGGGCGCTTCACCTGGGGTATTCCAGACCGCAAGTTCGTTGCCAAGTTTGATCTCAGAGGCCAACCACTCAACGGCTCTGTGGCGGTGGCAATGCAGTCTGACAACGGGACTTATGCCACCCTGGGCACGTGGTCTACGGTTAATACAACCGAAAAAACCTATGACGGCGCAGACGGCAAAGTAATTGAAGCCCAATTCAAACTGACATTTACAAGGTCGTCAACCGACACAACGCGGGGTCCGGTACTTACCCGCTGGACAGCCCGAGCATACGCAGCACCATACAGAAGCCGTTTCTGGCAGGTTCCCCTGTTGATTCATAAGAGAATCACAGTTCGAAACAAAGACTACTTCTTTAATGTTGACCAAGAACGAGCCATTTTGCACAGTTATCTGGACGACCCAAAAGTCATGTCATTCCAGGAAGGCGCTAATTCCTATTCTGTAATTGTGGAGGAACTAGAGTGGATGCCAGTTGACTCACATGATAGCGATTGGGTGTGGGATGGCACGTGTACAATAACTTTACGTTCTGTCGAAGAATGAGGTACTAAATGGCAGCAAAAACTAGACGCGCTTATCAGGGTGCTGCATCAGCAACCACGATCACCGGCGACATCGCATCCAACACGACAGCAATTAATATCACTTCTGACAGCGGTTGGCCTTCTGGCGCGCCGTTCTATGTTGTTATTGACCCAGGCACAGCCAAAGAAGAAAAGGTTCTTGTTACTCGCAGTACCACGGCGCTGACCGCCACCACCCGCGGTGCTGACAACACGACGGCCATCGACCACTCTGCCGGGGCTGCCATCTACCCAGTGTTCACCGCTGTCGACGCAGATGAAGCCAACGAACTGACCTCTAAGTGGACGACCAAGGGGGACCTTGTTACGTTTGACGGCACTAGTTTTGCTCGCCAACCCATTGGCACTTTGAATCAAGTCTTGGTTGCTGACCCCAGCGGCCAAACAAACGGCATGAAGTGGGCCAACGTAACTGGCGCGATGATTACCGACCTGACGGTGGATACTGCTGACATTGCCGATTCGGCTGTTACGTCTGCCAAACTTGCTGCCGCAGTTGCAGGTAGTGGTCTGAGCGGTGGTGCTGGTACGGCATTGGCGGTCAATGTCGATGGCACCACAATTGAAATAAATTCAGACACCCTTCGGGTCGTTGGCTTAGGTATTGATACGGCCCAGATCAAGGATGGCGCAGTTACTTCAGCAAAGATTCTTGACGGAACGATTGTTGATGGTGACATCAACGCCGCTGCCGCTATTGCTGATACCAAACTGGCAACAATCTCTACGACGGGCAAGGTGGCCAACTCGGCCACTACGGCTACCAGCGCGAATACTGCTAGTGCCATTGTTGCGCGTGATGCTTCAAACAATTTTGTTGCTGGAACAATTACAGCAGCCCTGTCTGGTAATGCCACCACAGCAACAACCCTTGCAACGGCTCGCAGTTTCTCAATTACCGGAGACATAACCGCTGCTGCCATATCATTCAACGGAAGCGGTAATGTCGCCCTAGACGCAAACATTGACGCAAACACAATCACTACCGTTGAACTGGCTAACGATGCGGTAGAAACAGCCAACATTAAAAACGACGCTGTAACAGGTGCAAAGATTTCAGGCACGGCAGCGGTTAACGTCGCATCGGTATCTACTACTGGTGCTGTAGTGGCAACAGGAAATCTCCAAACCTACGGCGATGTAGTGGTGGCTGGCGACCTGCAAACAACCAAGAACACGAATGACACATTCTTCAATGTCACCAATGGTGCAAGTAGCGTCATCATGGGTATTGACTCCAACCAAGGTGTCAACGGTCACGATGTGGGGTCATCAAGTATTCGTGCCGTATATTCACGGTCCACAAATGTCATCGGATTCTCGTCATCGTCGCAGCGTTTCAAGGAGCAAATCTCCGCACACATCTTTGACGAAGAAGCGGTCCTTGGCATGGTCCCTGTCAAGTTCAAATATCGTGCAGATGTTGAAGAACACGGCGATGAGGCAGGATGGAACTACGGTTTCATAGCAGAACAAGCAGAACAAGGCGGTCTGCCTGAACTCATTGGCCGCGACGAAAACGGTTTAGTCGACTACTTTGCCTACGAACGTATGTGTGTTGCGCAACAGCAGTTGATCCGCACCCTGTTTGAGAAGGTGGAAGCGCTCGAAGCGCGTGCTGCCGCACTGGAGGAGAAGTGACTAGTAAGGCAATAGCCGTTAAGTTTGCCGCAAACGCGGTGACGGTGGCGCTTGGCGTTATTTCCACAGCGTTTATTTTTGACGTTGCTACTTGGGTCACGGCGGGAACTACTGTTGTCATGTATCTGATTGCAGTACTGAACAACCTTGCCAATGCATCAATGGATGGCCGCCTTACAGCGGACGAGGTGGCGGAAGCGGTAGAAGGCGGCTGATGTGGGCCACCCATACAAAGCACAGAAGGTGCCCGCAACGCTATCAATTTACGGTAACGGCAAAATACCCGCGTCTGCCCTAGGCAAACTATCTGCTGGTGGAAGTGCGTGGGCATCCAGCGTTTATGCAGGTGGACCAGCATTTGCGTTTAACCTCATGTACGACGACGCCCTAAAAGATGGTGTCCGACTAAAGGCGGTTAGTGGTGGTTATCGCTCGCTCGAAGGACAAGAAGCACTCTTCTTTGCTCGCTACGATCTAATTGATTATGGCCGCGTGCCACAAATCACCCGTCAGTACAAGGGCCGCACCTACTTCTTGAAGCCAGGCATGAGCCCCTCAGCGAGCCCTGGCACAAGTCCACATGGCTGGGCGTGCGCCCAAGATTTCGACGTATCTGGCGGAGCATACGACTGGCTATGCAAGAACGGACCCAAGTACGGCGCGTATCTCCAGGGCCCCCCCTCATACTTGGGTCGCCCCAACCCCGAGTACGAAGCGTGGCACTGGCAAATATCTGACCCCGAAAACCCAACACGGAAAGTACGCCGGGCATGGCGCAAATTCCTTAAAGCACTAGGGGGCCAGTAATGGTTATCACCATTCCGCTTGTTCTTATCTTCGCATTCATTTGTCTTGCCCTTGCCATCCCCGAGGACAAGGACAACTAATGCTTTCCGAAGCCATCATCGTGGCGCTGATCGGCCTGGTTGGTGCCGTCATGGTGTCTTTAATTCAGCGACATCGCGTGGAATCAAATGAGTCCAATACTGTTATGGCCAACTCTTTGGACAGAATCGAAAAGAAACTTGACAACCACATTGATGACCACCTCAAAGGGGATGTATAGTTCCACTCCCCGAGAAAGAGAGTGGTGTATGGCTCACCTAACAAAAGCAGACCTTGTGATTATTAAAGAGTTCCTTGCGCGTGTGTTGCCGCGTGGTTACAATGAAGAGGAACGCCTTGTGGCGCTCATTGAGAAAATCAATAAACAACTAAACAAGGAGAACAATCATGGGACTTATGGACAGGCTGGAACAACCAGTCAAAAAAATAAAGAAGTGCGCGACTCAAAAGTTGCTTGACGCTCTTCCAGAAGAAGAACGTTCAGGAGTAGAGCAGGCAATGGCGAAGATCAAACTTCGCACCCCAGGTTTTACGGGGCCATGGCTTGCGAGCGTTTTGTCGGGCGAGGGACACAGCATTTCAGACCAAAGCATTTATCGTCATATCAATGAAAGGTGTGCTTGTGGGACTAAATGACAAACTCAATGCCGGACCGGCAGAAAACAACGTTGCCCGTCTGGGCAAAATTGCTGAACTGCTAGAGCGCCAGGGAATCAACCTTGACGAGATTGGTTCCGTTAAACGGGTATCTGTTTACCAGTCGCTCACGAAGAACGAAGAAGGCGAAGCGGAAGTGCATGACCTTTATGGCATCCAGTTTTCGCCGTCTTGGGAAACGGGACCACAGTGGCCCGTTGTTCAGCCAGGTCCAGTTGTTAAGGTCGCCAAGTCCCTTGTGCGTCGCATCATTGAGACAGAAAACAAAAGATGTCTCATCCTGCCCGATATGCAGATTGGCTATTACCGTGACGAGAATGACAATCTGGTTGCCACCCATGACGAGAGAGCAATAGACCTGGCTATCAGGCTTTGTGCCGATATTCGACCACACAAAATTGTTATGCACGGCGACAACTTAGACCTACCAGAAATGGGAAAGTACAGACTTTCACCCGCGTTTGGCAGAACCACGCAAGCAGCAATCGACTACGCGACAACCATGGTTGCACGGCTTCGTGCTGCTGCACCCGAAGCGGAAATCTATTGGATCGCGGGCAACCATGAGGAACGACTAGTCAACTACATGCTTGACAATGCTTCAGCCGCATTTGGATTGAAGCGTGGCAATACGCCAGCATCTTGGCCCGTACTATCTGTGCCGTTCCTGTGTCGATTCGATGAGCATGACATTGAATACATTGCTGGCTATCCGGCTGGACAGGTATGGGTCAACCAAAAGTTGCGCATTATCCACGGCAGCAAAGCCAAGTCCAACGGCTCTACGGCTCACCAATACTTGCAGCATGAAAAGACTTCGGTTATGTATGGGCACGTACATCGCAGGGAATGGGCAGAGCAAACCCGTGAAGATTGGGATGGGCCCAAGACCATCCTGGCTGCCTCCGCTGGATGCCTTGCCCGCACCGACGGGGCTGTGCCATCCACTAAGGGAGGCATTGACCTGGACGGAAGACCTTTGCCCGTAACGGAAAACTGGCAACAAGGGGTAGCCGTGGTCACATACATGGACGGGGACGCCCCCTTCCACCTAGAGTTGGTCCCGATACATAACGGCTCCATGTTCTATAGGGGTGTTCTTTATGCCGACAACGTGGCTGATTTGTCCGATTTGTGACACTTCATGGCCCGCATCACAGGGTTTGAAGTGCGCCATTTGTAGTTCATCAGGTGAACCAGATAGGAACCCCTATGACGACCATACAAACGACGACAACTGAATGGGACCTTGTTAGCGTCACATGGGTTGACGCTTTCGATGGAGACACCGGCTGGACGGAAGTGGAAGAGTATGAAGTGCAGGAATGCTTATGCGTTTCTGTTGGGTTCATTTGGCCTGACGCTCTTGATGGTTATGTCACGCTTATCTCTGGCTTCATTATCGATAATGAGGAGCCACTAAACACCGTGTCTAATGTTGCGCACATCCCAACGTCCATGGTTCGCCGCATTCAGCATCTTGGGACTAACACAAAAAAACTTTGTGACACGGTTGTTTTAAACTAAATCAATCGACATACTGTTATACAACCCACAAGGAGGGAACATGAGAAAATTACACACCATTCTTAAACCTGCACACGGCAGCCAAGAATGGCTCAACACACGTTGGAAGAACGAAAACGGCGAGGCGCGCATTTCTGCGTCAGTAGCCGCTGCAGTTCATGGACAGCACAAGTACACATCAGCCGCCGACCTGGCGTTCGAGTTGCTTGCGGATCAACCACCGGCACCCACGGCACCAACAGCCGCGATGGAGCGAGGTAACCGCCTTGAACCATTACTGCTCGAATGGGCTAGGGAAACAGAGATGCTAGACATCATTGTCCCTGGCTGCATGTATTGCTATGACGAGGACGGAGTTCGACTCATTGCAACACTTGACGGCGTAATCGAAGATGGTGTTGTTACTCCAGTAGAAGTCAAGACAACCAACCGTCGTTGGACTGGCGAACTGCCCGTGACTTGGTATTGGCAAGGTGTCCAGCAAGCAATCTGCACAAACGCAGACCAGGTGGAGTGGATTGTATTCGACTCCGACCTTGAACTACACCGCTACACGCAAACCATTACTAGCGACGAAAAGCAGGTACACCTTGAAGCCTGCCGCAGGTTCCTCACCCACATAGACATGGGTATGTTGCCCGAGGTTGCACAACCCGAATACAAACACGCTGCTCTGTTACACCCCATTGGTAAACCAAAGACCGTGGAATTGCCGGAATCAGCCGTAGAAATCGTGGCCCAACTTGCCGCCGTCAGAGAGCAACAAAAAGCAATAGCCAAAGAGGAAGACGACCTAAAGGCTCAAATCTGTTTGTTGCTTGGCGACGCAGAGTTCGGGTCATTCAACGGAGAGACTGCAATTTCATGGAAGACAGCACAGCGCGCAAGTTTTGACAGCAAGAAGTTTGAATCAGAACACCCAGCGCTGTATAACAAATACAAGACAACAAGCCAGTACCGTACGGTACGCATCCTGAAAGGAAAGTGACATGACTGCAATAGTCAAATCAAATCCCAACGACAAACTTGCCATGGCCAACGCGCTCGCTAACGCGAACCTGTTGCCACGCGCATACCAAAAGAACCCAGCAAACCTGCTGTTCGCTATGGAGTACGCCGACGCAATCGGTGTTCACCCCATGACAGCAATCCAATCTATCCATGTGATTGACGGCAAACCATCAGCATCAGCCCAGTTGATTGCGGGTTTGGGTCGCCGTGCTGGACACATCGTTCGTGTCAAGTTTGACCGCAAGACGATGACCGCCACCGCGGAAGTCATCCGTAAAGATGACCCCGACTATACGTTCCAATCCGTATGGGACATGGACCGCGCACGTTCCGCAAACCTCACTGGCAAAGCGGTATGGAAGCAGTATCCAGACGCAATGCTAAAAGCACGTGCCATCACCGAAGTCGCACGTGACGCATTCCCCGAAGCGTTGTTCGGTGTTGCGTACACAGCGGAGGAACTTGGCATCGATAACACCGACGAAGACGGTGCGCCAATTGCCGCGGCAATCCCCGCTTTGGAGAAGTCGGAGTTTGTATCAGAAGACAATGTTTCGAGATTCAAGCAAGCCTGCATCAAGGAAGGCTTCGACCCTTACATCATTGCGAGCCTTGCCAAGGTTGATCTGAATAATCTTCGGGACGAAGACATGATTCCGCTACGTGAGGAGTTCAAGCGTGTCCAGCGCCAGCGCCCAGAGAGCGTCATGCTGCGAGAGGAGGACTACGCTGAGCCGGTAACACCGGCCAAGGTCAAAAGTGGAACTCGCAAAACTGCAAAGCAAGATGATGAACCAGGAATGGAAGTACAGGAAGCCATACCAGTATCGGTATCAGAGGAACTGGAGGTGGTAAAAGATGCCAGCGCGTAGGACGGTAGACCCCAATGGTGTGGAACGCACCACGGAAATGGTGGCTTTGCGTTTAACCCATAGCCAACTTGACACCGTGTTGAGTCTCGCAAAACTTAGAGACAAAAGCGTTTCGCACACCCTCCGTGCGCTTATTGTGGAAGAAGCAGAAAGGTTGGGTTTGGGCAATGTCGAAGAGCAAGCAGAAAGGAACGATGTTTGAAACCCAGGTCGTTGAGGCGCTCAAAGCAAACGGATTCCCATATGCAGAACGGCGCGCCCTGCACGGCACCGTGGACAAAGGTGACATTACAGGAACCGGACCATTGGTATGGGAATGCAAAAATCACAAGGAAATTAAATTGTCAGAATGGCTTAATGAAACGGAACAGGAACGCTTAAACGCCATGGCCAATCACGGCATCTTGGTTGTTAAACGTAAAGGAAAAGGTGACGCGTTAAAGTCCTACGCCGTCATGGAGTTGGGGCATCTAGTTACATTGTTAAGAGAAGCCGGTTACGGCGTTAAATAAGGAGAAACCATGAACGAAATAACTGTTATTGGCAAAGTCGGGCAAGCACCCGAACTGCGCTTCACAAACAACGGTATGGCCGTTTGCACATTTTCTGTAGCAACTAACCGCCGGACCAAGAACAGCGAGGAGAAAGAAACAACGTGGCATGACTGCACCGCTTTCGACAAACTTGCTGAAAACATTGCGGGCAGCCTCACCAAGGGTAACGAGGTGATCGTTATTGGCCGCCTTGAAAAGCGCAAGTATGAGAAGAAAGACGGCACCAAGGCTGAAAAGGTTTCAATCGTTGTTGACAACTGCGGGTTGTCGTTGCGTTGGGATTGTGCTACCGTTGGAGCCGAAGCAGTTTCCGGCGCGATTAACGTCATGCAGGAAACATTCTTCAAGGGAACAGAAGAACCCTTCTGAGCCAGTCAAGGACTGGAACCGAGCAAGGCAAGGCCAAGTAGGCCCCAACAGAAAACGGAGACAGAATGAGACGGGCTTTTCTTCTAAGTGTTGTTGTTGTTTGGTTAGCAGGGGGGTCAGCGGAAGCGCTGGCCCCTCTTGCTTCCCCGCCATCAGCCACTAGAACGTCTTCTAATGTGTTATACACGGACCAGTGGGACAGAGTGCTGGGTGAGATGCAGGCGGCCACTGATGCGTTAGACCCATTGAAGGAGTTTGACGGCAAAGTCATCTTCAGCCACCGCTTCATGGAGGCAGTAGCACAATGCGAAACAGGCCAAGACCCAGCCCACGTTGGAGGGGCAAGTGCCGCTTACGGTGAGGGTTCCACGTTTCGAGGAGCGTTTGGTTTTTGGACAACCTCAAATGGTTCAGGAACGTTTGAGTACTACGGCGGACGAGAACTCACCGGATCATGGTGGGCTAACGAAGCCACATACGAACAACAGAAAGTCATTTACTTACGCAAAACTCTTTACGGATGGTTCGACAAAGAACGCGGAGTGTTTGTGCCACCTGCCGGACTTAGTATCAATAATTGCTATCGGTTCGCGCTTCCCGTAGAGTACGTCATACATAACTAACAAGGAGAACAACAATGACATTCGAGGAGTGGCTGAGATACGGCCTGGAAAACGCTTTTTGTGGACCGCCAGTATGCGAAACACACGACGGTTTGCCGGTATCCGGCATTGAAGAAGCAGACTTTTATGACGGTGGTGACCCCTGCATCGTGATCGTTCGCATCACAGAAGACCGCCAACATCAAACAGAAATCGCAGATAACCACTCGCCTTCACAGTGGCGCGCGATGCCCTTTTACGAAATCTGACGGCGTGCCATGGACAATTCAGCATGGGATGAAATTTGGGCCCTGAAAGATACCGACCATTCTTGGCATTCAGAGGCACTGTGCAGGGGAAGCAGCCCTGAACTATTCTTTTTCGAGGCCGGACAGAGCAAGCGCAAAAACTACGTGGTTGAAAACTATTGCAAACTTTGTCCAGTTAAACAAAGGTGTTTGGATTATGCACTAAACAACGACATAAGGTTCGGAGTTTGGGGTGGGCTAACCCAAGCAGAAAGAAACCGGATTCTCAGCGAACGCAAAAAGCCTGTTGAGATCGTTTATAATCCCGAGACGCAGAAGTTCGAGGGGAAAAAATGAAGCAAGTGTGGCAGTGTTCATCGTGTAAAACAAAAATCACGCTGTACATTAAACCATTAGAGGCACCAAGTCATAAGTGCCCAAAACGCGCAAACCGCGTGTTTCCATTACAAACCAAGGAGGAAGAATGACAACCATAAATGAAGAAAAGATTCTGATTGACGTCCTTATTGAGTCAACCAGAGCCTACGAAAAGAATGCAATGACCGAAGACCTTTACAACGCACTAGAAACAGCGATGGGGTCTTTGCCGATAGCAGTAGTAGTTTCTTGCTGCCAGATTGCAGCCGGAGTTTTGGCGGAGCAGAAAAAAAATGGGTGACTTTTTTGAACTTGTTGCCGCCGTGTGCTTGGCAAACTACATCCTTGCGTTCGGTGCAGTTGCATCACGCCGTGCATTGAACCGTCACTTTCAAAAGAAGTATGGCGAAAATGCCTGACTTTGAAGAGATGCGCAACGCTGTAGAGCGGGCCACAGTCGATGACATTGTGACCCGACTACGGCGCATAGTTGCAGACCCAAAGCCGATTTTCACAGTGCAACTATTGGATGATGCCGCTGATGAGATTGAACGCCTACGATACCGAGTAGAACAAATGGAATCCGAACGCGAATACTGGCAACGAAGAGCGATAAGCCCTTACTGAGATTGCCGACAGCACGTGGCCTTACTTGCATACGCAGACCCGCCCTATTTTGGTAACGGCAGGAAACATTATAAAAACCTGCACGAAGAAGCAGCAAAATGGGACAGCATCGAAGCCCACATTGAACTTTTACAAGAACTAGATGGCAAATATGACGGCTGGGCCATGTCCGCAACATCGACAAGCATCAAATTACTTGCCCCACACCTTCCAGAAAGCGCAAGAATCGCTGCGTGGGTCAAACCTTTTGCGTCATGGAAGCCAACACAGCGAATACAGTTCACCTGGGAGCCGGTTTTCTTTAAAAG